CCTCACCTGCCGCAGTCAGGCATCGCCGAGTCTCTCGAGGCCTTCACCGAGGCATCGATCCTGCGTGTGAGCAACCTCACCGACGAGACTTACGCCGACATCAAAAAGCTCGTCATGGCCGAGCTCGAGGAGGGCGCGCGCCCCGACGAGATAGCGGCCAAGCTCGAGGCGCAGTTTCAAGTCGCCAAGCGTCACGCGCAGCTCATCGCCAACGACGCGATCGGCAAATACCACGGCGAGCAGACGCGGCTGCGTCAGACGCAGCTCGGCATCACTGACTACACGTGGGCCACGAGCAAAGATCGCAAGGTGCGCCCCTATCACCGTGCGCTCGAGGGCACGCAGCAGAAGTGGGCAGAGCCACCCGTCGTCAACCCGACCACGGGCAAGCGGGCGCACCCGGGCTTCGACACGCATTTTTATGCCTGCCGCTGCTCTGCCATCCCGATCATTGACGACGCCGTGATTGACGCCGAGCTGCCGCCCGAGCCCGCGCCGCCGCGCCCGCCCGCCTCGCCGCTCGCTCGCCCGCTGCCGCCGCCCCTCGCCCCGCAAGCACCGCAGCAGCTGCCGCTGCCGGGCTTGCCCGCGGGCCCGAGCTCGGGCCCCATCACCGCGCCGCCACGTCGACGCGTGCGCATCCAACCGCGCGGCGCTGCACCCACGCAGCCGACGCTGCCGGGCTTGCCGAGCTCGCCGCCGCTCGCGCCGCCACGAGCTGCGCCGCCGCTGCCGACGCCGACCGCTGCGCCGACCCCGCTGCCACCGTTGCCCGCGCCCGCGCCGCCGACGCCGCTGCCCACGCTGCCCGTAGAGCCGCCGCCCGCGCCGCTGCCACGACCCGCGCCGACGCCGCTGCCCGTCGAGCCGCCGCCCGCGCCGCTGCCGCGACCCGCGCCGACGCCGCTGCCCACGCTGCCCGTCGAGCCGCCCGCGCCCGCGCGCCTGCCGCGCCCGCAGCCGGGCATCACCGAGCCGCCCGCGCCGCTGCCCCGCGTCGAGCCGCCCGCGCCACCCGCAGCCCCACCGGCAGCGCCCGCCGCTATCCCGCCGGCCATCGAGCTGACGCCCGAGCAGCGCGACCAGCTCGCCACCGAGCTCGCCACGGCCATCGACCAACTGCTGCGCGGGCTCGATGACGGCTCAGCCGCGCGGGCGCTCATCGCTGCGTGGTACGAGCGCGAGACCTTCACGCACTGCGAGCTATGGGGCCCCGACGTCCCGCAAGTCGAGACCATCGAGCTCAAAGCGCGGCTCAACCGCGCGGGCACGGTCTACGGCGAGATGCAGCCGGCGACGGGTCACATACGGCTCGTCAAGTCGCGCACGCAGAACGCGCTCGCGGGGCTGCGCTCAATCGCTGCCGGCGAGACGCCGCAACGCGACCAGCTCGCGGGGCTCAAGACGCTATTCCATGAGGTCGCCCACGGCTACGGGCCCACCATGCGCTACCCGACGTGGGGCGCGACTCGGCTGTTCTATGACGAGATCGCCACCGAGGTCAGCGCGCGCGGGTTTACGGCGACGCTCGCGGGGCTCGAGCTCGAGGCGCTGCCGCCGCAGCACATTCTCGCGCTGCCCAAGCAGACGGACACGGGCTGGACGTTCGACCCGTTCCGCTCTTACGACCGCATGATCGCTGCGATGCTGCAGGCCATCACCGACAACACCACGCTCACCGCGGCAGAGGCTCGAGCGCAGCTGCTCGAGGGCGCGCTCGATTGGAAGTCTCGCAACGACGTGCCCGCCACCGCGCAGGCCATCGCCGATGAGTTCTGGCTCTCCATGCGCAAGCTCACGCCCGAGCAGCGCGTGGCCATCAAGTCGCAGCTGCGCAACCCCAAGGCCGCGACCAAGGCCGTTCCGTTCATCCCGCACGACTGACGAGCTCGCCGCCGGGCGCCTCTCAGCCGGGCGCCAACGGCTCGCGCACCGTCGACGAGCGGGCGCGCATACGCATCGATTACGCACGCAAGCTCATACACTACGACTGCAAACGACTACACTACGCATCACATCGATTACATTACGAGTGTAGTGTGTGCGTAACGTAGTCACATCGTACTCACGCACCGCCGGCGCGCGGGCCGCCGCCGGCGCACGGGCCCGGCGCAGGCCTCGTCGAGCCCCCGGCGCGGCGCAGGGGCCCGGCGCGGCTGCGTGGTAGGCTGCGCCATGGCCACCCAATCCGCCGCCGAGCTGCTCGCCGTGCGCCTCTACCCATGGAGCGCCGCCGACATCCGCGAAATCGCCGCCGCCTACCTCGCCGACCCGGCGCATGGCGACTTCACTGACCTCGACCTGCACGAGCACACGCGCGGCGCCGAGCTCGCCGACGCCGAGCTCGAGCAGCTCGAGCAGGACGTGCACCGCCTGCGCTTCGAGCACTTCCGCCGGCTCGGGCAAGACCCGCCCCCGCAGCCCACCGCCATCGAATAACCGGGCTTTTCCCGGGCTGCCACCGCCCCGCGCTCGGCAGTCGTCATGGAGTCACGCAGTCGCGCCGTCATGCCTGCGTGACGTCTTGACACGCTCAAAACTCGCCCAGTACGGGCCCCTTGTGCAGCCTGTCGAGCGCTACGATGCCGCGACCCTTGGCGAGGTCACCCGCACCCCGCAGGGGTTTCTCAGGGCGCCCGCCCGCGTCACGCGCACAGGCGTGCTGACCTACCGCCGAGCCGACGGCACGCTGCGCCGCGAGCTGCGCCGACCCGAGCAGGTGTTTGCGGGCGGCTCGCTCGCCACGCTCGCCGACGCTCCGATCACTGACCTGCACCCGCGCGAGATGGTCAGCGCCACCAACGCCCGCGAGCTCGCACTCGGGCACGTCACCGGCGACGCTCGCGCAGACGGCAAGCGTTACGTCGAGGCAACGCTGCTCATCACTGACGCCAAGCTTATCGCCGCCGTCGAGCGGCGCGACCGCGTCGAGGCGAGCTGCGGTTACACGTGCACGCTCATCGAGCAGCCCGGCACCTACCAGGGCGAGCGCTACGACGCCGAGCAGACCGGCATCGTCTACAACCACGTCGGACTAGGGCCGCGTGGTTGGGGCCGCGCAGGCGCCGACGTCGCGCTGCGCCTCGACGGCAAGCCCGCCGAGCTCACCGACAACCCGCTCGCCGCGACGCTTGCGCTCGACCCGCTCGAGCCGCCCGAGACCGCACCACCGCACAAAGGACCCGCCCGCATGGATCTAGTTACCGTCCGCATAGATGGCATCGACGCGCAAGTCACCCCGCAGGCCGAGCAGCTCGTGCGCAAGGTCACCGCGCAGCTCGAGACTGCAACCGCGTCAAGCGCAGACCTGCAGAAGCGCCTCGACGCCAAAACCGCCGAGCTCGACGCGACCGCCAAGCAGCTCGCAGCTGCGAGCGACACCAAGCGCCTCGATTCACTCGTCGCAGAACGCGTCGCGCTGTTCGACGCTGCACGCGCCGTGCTCGGCGCAGGCGTCGAGCTCACGGGGCTCACGAGCCGTCAGATCCAAGAGAAGGCCATAGCGCACCTCGACTCGGCTGCGAGCATGACCGGCCAGTCTGACGAGTACGTCGCCGCCTACTTCACAGCGACCACCAAGCAGATCAAGCCCGCGGGCGGCGGCAAAGACCCGCACCGACGCGCCGACGGATTCCCACCCGGCACGAGCGCCGCCGACGTGGTGCGCGCGCAGCTCAAGTCACGCGAGCCCGCGGGCGCGCCCACGGCCTACGAGCCGCCCGCATGGCGGCAGCCGCTCACGGTCACTCGCACCTAACAAGCCCACACAACCACGCTCGACGCCGTCAACACTCAACGAAAGCGATACGACCGTATGCCAGGGCAACTGATCTACAACTACGAGCACCCGATCGGAGTCAACGGGCAGCTCATCGAGAACTACTCGCACGCCGCAGTCACGGGGCTCGCAGTGGCCACCGCGATCCCCGTCGGCGTCGTGGTCTGCTACGACACCACCGCGGGCAAACCGCCCAAGGCCGTGCGCAGCCCGGCGCTTAGCGCCGACGTCACCACGCTGCTCGGCGTCACCGGGATCACGCAGTGGGACCCGTCCTATCCCGAGCCGCCTTACAGAATCGGCGCTCTGCTGCCAGTGCTGCGCAAGGGCCGCATTGCCATCATCGCTGAAACCGCGCTCGCGTCGCACACGACGCCGTTTGTGCGGTTTAGCCCCGTCGGCGCGGGCAACGTGCTCGGCGCGCTGCGTGCTGACGCAGACGCGGGCAACGCAGTCGCAGCCCCGTACCTCACCGTAGTGCAGGGCGCAGCCATTGGCGGCGTCGCCATCGTCGAGATCAACCTCTGACCCGAGCCGCTCGCACCTACCCGCGCGCCCTAAAGGAAACACCACCGCTATGCACTCACTGCTCGCGCCCATCGACCCCAACCGCCTAACCAACAGTCTCGAGCAAATCGGCTTGCGGCTCGATGCAGGCGAGCTCGACCGTTTCTGCGCATCGTTCGCGCTCACCCGCGCCGCGACGCACGGGCTCGAGCGGCTCGACGCGAATGACACCGCGTTTTTTAGAACGCAGCTCGAGTACATCTCGCAGCGGCTGCGTGAGATCCGTTATCCGGCGCTCAAGTGGCGCTTGTTCGTACCCGTGACGAGCGAGGCACCCGCGGGCGCTGACACGTGGTCTTATTACGCGTGGGATTCTGCCGGCATCGCCGAGCTCATCGCGAACTACGCCGACGACGTGCGCCGCGTCGCCGTGACGAGCACCAAGGTCACCTATGACATCCTCTCGTACGCGCTCGCGTATGACTGGTCTGTGCTCGACGTCAAGCGCGCCAGCATGGCGGGCGTCGACTACCGCAACCGCAAGGCAGACGCCGTGCGTCGCGGTTTCGAGCAGCGGTTCGAGCGCCTCGCTGCACTCGGCGAGCCCGGCAGCACGATCCGCGGGCTGCTCAACAATGCCAACGTGCCCGTCGTCGCCGCTGCCAACGTCGGCGGCACGACTGCATGGGGCAGCGGCACGAAGACCCCGCAAGACGTGCTCAACGACTTGCTCGCGGGCGAGACTGCGATCCTCGTCGCCACCAAGGGCGTCGAGTCACCTGACACGCTGCTCTTGCCGCTCGCCAAGCTGCGCTACATTCAAAACACCTCGCTCTACACCGGCGCAGGCGCCGACCCGAGCGACACGATCCTGTCCGTCTATCTCGAGCGCACGCAGTACGTGCGGAACGTGGATTGGTGGCAGTACCTCGACCTCGCAGACGCCGCCGGCACCGGGCCTCGCGCTGTGTGGTACCGCCGCGACGAGGAGCACGTGCACTTCGAGCTCACCGAAGCGCCCAACGAGCAGGCGCCGCAGCAGCAAAACTTCGCGCTCGTCGTGAATAGCATGGCCCGCGCGGGCGGCGTCGCGTGGGAGCTGCCGCTCTCGGGCGTCTACATGGACGGCATCTAGCAGCGCCCCTCTCGCGCAGCACACATCGCTCGCACCGCTACTGCCCGCGCGCCGCTCACGGCGGCGCAGCGGCACCCTTGCGCCTCGCTCAAGTCACTCGCCCCGTCGGTAAACCATGAACATCGCCAACACTGGACCGCAGATCGTCAGCTTCCTGCTCACCGCGGCGGGTGGCATTCAGCAGTTCCGCAAGCTCGGGCAAGTGCCTAACAACGGGCTGCTCTATCAGTACATGGGCACCGACGTCGACGCTGTAAACGCAGCGCTCGCGGGCCCGCTGCAGCCGTTTGTCGCTGCGGGATACCTCAAAACGAGCAGGGAAGCGCAGACGGTACCGTACGCCACCGACCCGCTCACAAACCGCGTGCTCACGGTCCCCGAGCTCGGGCCCGGCGAGCACGAAGACCCCTATGCACCCGAGCCCGAGCCCGAGCCCGAGCCAGAACCCGAGCCAGAACCCGAGCCCGAGCCCGAGCCCGAGCCAGAACCCGAACCCGAGCCCGAGCCAGAACCCGAGGCCGCGCCCGCGCCCGAGCTCGAGCACCACCGACACCACCGCCGCACCAAGCGCCACGAGCCGACCTCATGAACATCACCAACCGCTCACCGCGTCTACTGTCCATCGCTGCGCCAGGCCAAGGGCTCGGCATCTTGATGCTCGTGCCGCTCGACCGCGTCGAGGTGCCGCCCGAGCTCGAGCAGGCTGTGCGCGCCGCGCTCGCGGGCCCCTTGCGCCCGTTCGTGGCGAAGGGCGAGCTCGCCATCGAGGACGCGCCGACCGCAGCTACACCCGAGCTCGTCGGCGACACCGCGATCGGCATCGCGGGGCCCGTCGCGCTCAGCGATTGTGTGCACCCGCCGCCGACCGCTGCCGAGCTCGAGCCGCGCCGCGTCGTCACGCTCGAGGTCAGCCCCGAGCTCGAGCCCGAGCCGACAGACGAGACCGAGCCCGCCGCCGAGCTCGAGCCGCCACCCGCACCCGCAGCGAGCAGAGCCAAGCGCCGCTAACCATGGTCACCGTCGAGCACATCTTTGCCGCCTTCCCCGAGTTTCGCCGCGCCGATCCTCTGCTCGTCGCGCACAAGCTCTACGAGGCCGAGCTGCAAATTGCGCCCGACTACGGCGCGAGCGCCTGCGCGTGCTCGTTCGACGGCGGCATGAGCGAGAACGCTCTGCGCCTCTACAAGCTGCTCGAGCCGCGCGACCCGACATTCCCACCGCCCGACCCGCTCGCGCCCCTCGTGCGCCCGCAGCCGTCGGCGCAAGAGGCCGTGCGCGACATGGTCGTGAGCAACCTCACGGCGGCGCTGCTCGTGCTCACGCCCGCGGGCGAGTTCGCGCGGCTCGACCCCAACAAAGAGGCCGACGGCGCGCGCTCGATCTACGAGCGCCGCGTCAACGAGCTGCATGCCTCCTACCTGCCCCGGGTGCTCGCGCTGTGATCACCATTGACGACATCGACAAGGGCTGGGCTGCGACGGAGGCCGCAGCGAAAGCTGCCGACACCGGCAGCCCCGCGACCTCGCCCTACGTGCTCATAGGCGTGCAGGGCAAGTCGGGGCAACGCAAGCACCCAGACCCCGACGGCGAGGGCGGCGAGCTCACCAACGTGCAGCTCGCGACGATTCACGAGTTCGGCCTCAACGTGCCCCAGCGCTCGTTCATCCGCGCGACTATCGACCAATACGCGCCCGCGATAGGCGAGCGCGCAGGGCGCTACCTGCAGCGCTGGCAAAAGAGCGGCGGCGACAGCCGTGAGCTCGACCGCGGGCTGCGCCTGCTCGGCGAGTACATCGTCGGGCTCATCAAGCAGCGCATCGATAACCACATCCCGCCGCCTAACAGCCGCATCACCATCGCCATCAAGGGCTCGGCAACACCGCTCATCCGCTACGGGCATCTCAAGCGCAGCATCACGTATGAGGTCTACATGGGCGGCGGCGTCTCGGCGCCGAGCTCGAGCGGCGGCTTCCCACCCGCCGCAGCGGGGCCCTAATGGATTGGCAGCTCTACGCCGACAGTATGCGGTGCTGGATTGCCGAGCGCGCGCGCATCCCCGTCGATGACGTCACGTGGGAGGGCGAGCCCGTCGGCATGCTCGGCACGCCTAACGCCTCGCTGCGCCTGCTCGGCAACTCGGGCCCATACTCGCAGCTGCTCACGAGCGACGAGACGCGCTATCTCGCCGCCACCGACCCCGCAAACCCGACCGGCATGCCGATCGTGCAGATCATCGGCAACCGTGCATTCACGCTCTCAATCGTGGTCAGCACGCGCGACTACACGCCGTGGGGCCGTGCGTTTCGCTATCTCGAGCGCGTGCGTGACTCGCTCGCGCTGCCGAGCACGCTCTCGCTCTTTTCGTCGCTCGGCGTGTCGCTCGACTCGCCCGCCGAGCTCGTCGACTTGCAGCGCGTGTTCGACAAGCGCCAAGAGTCACAAGCGTCGCTCGACCTCTACATGCAGTATGCGTTCGACACGCTCTGCGAGTGTCAGGCCGACGGCAGCGACGTCGAGACCATCGACACCATCGAGCACGTGATTGTCAGCGGCTCAGTCTGCTCGCACACGCAAGGCCGCCCCGATTCACCGTTCGCCGTCGGGCCCGACACCATCGACAAGCCCCCCGTGCCGACTCCGATCCTGACTGCTCGCAAAGGACTAACAAGCCATGGGCGTAGAAGCTGAAGTAATCACACATTCGTTTGTGGTGCAGGACGCAACCGTCACGCAGCAGGGGTTTGGCATCGGGCTCATCGCCGCGGTGCATAACTACTGGCCCGAGCTCGTGCGCACGTTCAACGATGCGAGCGAGCTGACCAAGGCCCCCTACAGCGTGCCCGTCACCTCGCCCGTCTACCTGCGCGCTCGAGCGCTCAAGTCGCAGACGCCGAGCCCGCCGACTTTCAAGATCGGCAAGCTCACCGGCGCTTTCTCGCAGACCGTCACGCTCACCGTCGCGGCGCCGACCGCGGCCAACGAGCAGTATCGCATCACCGTCGACGGCAGCCCCGTGCTCGTGACGAGCTCACCGCCGGCACTCGTCGACACCGTCACCGCGCTGCTCGTCGCCGCGCTCAACGTGATCACCGACATCACAGCCAGTGCAGCGGGCGCAGTGATCACCATCGTCGGCGACACGTCCAGCGTAGTGCACGCCTACACCGCTATCAGTGGCAACATGCGGCTCGCAGACACGACCGCAGTGCCGAGCGTGCTGCCGTCGGCTGACCTGACAGCCATCCGCTCGTATGACGGCGACTGGTATGGCCTCGACCTCGTCACCCCGGGCAAGCAGGCGCAGCTCGACGCGGCAGCGTGGGCAGAGTCCGAGGTCGTGCTCTACCTCGCGCAGACGGGCGACTATGAGGTCAGCTCGCCAGGCAGCACCACCGACGTCGCTTCGACGGCTATGGCGTCGGGTTATAACCGCTCGTCGTGGTGGTACCACCAACCCGTCGGCGAGCCGCTCGCCGCCGGGCTGCTCGGCGTCATGCTGCCCAAGCTGCCGGGCCCAGCGACGTGGGCAAACAAAGAGATCGCTACGATCACCAAGGTCCCCTACGACGCGACCACGCGGGGCACGGTCAAAGCTAAGAGCGCCAACTATTACACCAACATGAAGGGCAACGGCTGGACCCTTTACGGGTGGGCCGCGAGCGGGCGCTTTCTCGACATCACCGTTGCGATCGATTGGTTCACCATCGGCGTGCAAACGCGCGTCATTCTGCTGCTCGGCAGCAACGATGTTGTTCCCTACACCACCGCGGGCATCGAGCTCGTGCGCACGCAGATCCTCGCGCAGATTCAAGAGGGCGTCGCGCAGGGGCTCATCGACGGCGAGCAGGACTATTCCGTGACTGCGCCAGTGCTCGGCGCCATCGACCCCAACCTCAAGCGGCAGCGCATTCTGCCCGACATGAAATACAGCTATTGCCTGTCGGGCGCCATCCATCACGTGCGCATCAACGGCACGGTGCAGGTCTAACAGTCAGACGAAGGAGGTGCAGCCGTGGGCTTCAAAGCGTGGAACATCAACGAAATGACCGTCTCGCTCAACGCGATTCTGCTGTCAACGGGCGGCTATGCAGAGGACGAGGTCGTGACAGTCGAGTGGGATGACGACTGGTTTAGTGCGTACGTCGGCGCAGACGGCGAGGTCACGCGCGTGCGCACAAACAACTTTAGCGCGATCGCTACACTCAAGTACGCGCAGACCGCAGGCGCAAACGACATTCTCAGCGGCATTCTGCTCGCTGACATCAAGACCGTAAACGGCGGCGGCGCGGGCGCGTTTGCTGTGCGTGACACTGGCGGCAAAACCATCGTCGGCAGCTCGCGCGCATGGATCATCGGGCCGCCTGAAATCAAGCTCGGCAAAACGGTCAACGTCAACGAGTGGCGCATCAAGCTCGCCGACGCGCGCACTGCGTTTGTGGGAGGTCGCTAGGTGCGCACACCGCAAGAGAAGCTCATCTGCGGCTCCGTCTACCGCGTCACGCCGCTCGGCGCGAAAGCGGGCCGCGTTATGGCTGTGCGCCTGCTCAAGCTGCTCGGGCCCATGACTGCGTCTTTCGTCGACGGCGTCGTGCGCGACTCGAGTGACGGCACCGGCGCGCTCGCCATCGGCGCGAGCGACGCGATACGCGAGCTCACGCAGCGCATCGCCACCGCCGACGTCGAGACCATCAGCGACGAGCTCGCCAAGACCACCGTGCTCGTGCTCGACGGCGACCGCGAGCCGCTCTTGAGCTCGCTGTTTGACGACCATTTTGCCGCTCGTTATGACGCCTACACGCAGTGGCTCGCGTTTGCTCTCACGGTCAACTTTTCCAGTTTTTTCGGCGCCTCCGCAGCGGAACCAGGCGCCGCAGCGGGGCTCTGGCAGCGCCTGTCGCAGCTAGTCGAGTCTCTGTCGAAGTCCCCGATTCCGTCGACTGGCACATCCACCGCATCGCCACCTCGGGAAAGTACGCCGACAGCCTAGTTGAGATCTGCATGCACTGGTCGCTCGATGACCTCTATGAGGCGCACGACGTGCTCGATATGTTCGACGAGCTCGAGGGCGTGCGCGCGCAGGCCGAGCACGACGCAGCCTCCGCAGCCTCGCGCAGGGGCCGCAAGTGAGTACCACCGTATTGCGCGACCTCGTCGCGCGGCTCGGCTTCCAAACCGACGCCAGTGGCTTTGACGAGGCCGACCGGCGCATCGCGAAGATCAAGGCCGAGCTGCTCGGGCTCAACAGCGCCACCGTCAAGGGCGAGCGAGCCGTCGCGCGTGGGGGCCGTAACGCAGCTGTGAGCGTCGAGCGGGCCGCGCACCGCGCACAGGCTGCAGCTAGTGGCGGCGGCGCGGGCGGCGTGCTCGGCACGCTCGGGCAGTTTTTCGCCGCCACCGCGATCGGCAGCTTTATCAAGGGCTCCGTCGAGCTCGCCAGCGCCGTCGACGAAGTCGACAACGTGCTCGAGGCCGTGTTTGGCAAAGAGGGGCTGCAGAAGATCCGCGATTGGAGTGTCGGCGTCAGCGAGGCCACAGGGCGCTCGCGATTCACCCTGCAAAAGTACGCATCCGAGATCGGCACGCTGCTCAGCACGCTCATCAAAGACCCCGCCAAGCTGCGCGAGATGAGCACGACACTGTCGGGGCTCGCCGTCGACCTCGCGTCATTCCGCGACACCTCGCCCGAGGAAGCGATACAGGCCATATCGTCGGGGCTCTCGGGGCAGAGCGAGCCGCTACGACGCTACGCGGTCAACATCCTCGACGCTGCGCTCAACGAGTTCGCACTCACGCGCGGCATCCACAAAAAAGTGGAGAAAATGAAGCTCGCCGAAAAGGCAGAGCTCATCTACGCCAAGGTGCTGCACGACACCGCGCTCATGCAGGGCGACGCCACCAAGACGGCGGGCACGTTCGCCAACCGCACACGCGCGCTCGCCGACTCCATCAAAGATCTACGCACCGCCATCGGGCGCGAGCTGCTGCCCGCGGGCAACAAGCTACTCGAATGGGGCATCCGCGCCGCCGATTGGTTTCTAAAGCTCAACGCCAACACCAACGTCGCCACGACTGCCGTGCTCGCGCTCGCGGCTGCGTTCGTGTTCATGTGGCGTCGCGCGCTGCTCGGCTCGCTGCCGGCGATCGCGGCCATGGCTGCGCTCTACCTTGTTTTCGATGAGATCTACACGCTGCTCAACGGCGGCGACACGCTCATCGAAGACTTTCTAAAGCACATTTACGGCGACGACGAGGGGCACCGCAAAGTCGAGGAAATCCGCGAGGCCGTGCACAAGCTCGGCGAGGCCATCAAATGGGTTGGCGAGCAGATCGCCAAGCTGCCCAGCCTGCCCGCGTGGATGAAACGCTCGTCTGAGATGCTCAGCAACGCCAACGGCAAGCTCGTCACTAAAGCCGAGTTCGACCGCCTCAAAGAGATCGCGCTCATGAACGAGGAGCGCCAGGCCATCATCGCGCAAAACGACTACAACGCCGAGCGGCGCGCACTCGGGCAAGACGCGCCCATGGATTCAGAGGTGCCCGAATACATCCCGACGCGCGCCGAGCAGGCCGTGCTCGATGCCGCCGCCCGCAAGCGCCGCGGCAGAGCGACACGCGACTACGCCGCCGAGTCTCGCCTCGCCGCCGCCGACGGCCTCATCATCTCGGGCCCCTATGCCTCCCAACTCAACCCGCAAGTCGCGGGCCCATCCGCAGCCGTGAGCGGCGCGAGTAGCGTCACCATCAACGAGGCCCCTATCACGGTCAACATCGGCACAGACAGCAACGGCGAGACCGCAGGCCGCAACGTGCGCCAGGCCGCCGTCGACGCACGCAACACCCGACGCACGGTCACCCGCAACGCCCCGGCGCCTAAACCCTGACCATGCCCACGCATCTCACCATCAACGGCATCTGGATCGACGTGTCGCTGCGTGAGACGCACGGCATAAGCGCCGAGCTCACGCAGCACGCCGTCGAGGATGGCGCAGACATCACCGACCACGTGCGGGCCATGCCGCCCAAGCTCACGCTCGAGGGCGTCGTGAGCAACCAACCCATCGAGCAGCCCGGCAGCCACACCAACGCGCTCGCCAGCGAGCTCGGGTTTATGGTGCTCACTAACACCTACTACGATTGGGGCACCAAGAAGCTCGAGCTCGTGGGCCCGCAAAACTCGGCGCCGCCATACATCGGCAACATCCCCATCATTGGCAACGTCGCGTCACTGCTCGACGCGTTCGCGCCAGGTTGGAAGCCAAACAAAAAGATCTTCATGGTCGTGCCCGACCGCGCACCCGTGCCGCTCGGGCAAGCGCGCAGTGTGTCGCTCACGTTCGATCGGCCATTCAACCGCGTAGAGCAAGTCGAGACCGCGCTGCGAAACACGGTCAACGCGCGTGCGCCCGTCACCATCGTCACCGCGCTGCGCAAGTACGAAAACGTCGTGCTCAGCGACTTGTCAATCGAGCGCAACTCGGGCACCGGCGCGGGGCTGCACTTCGGCTGCACGGGGCAAGTCATTCGCACCGTCGCCAGCGAGCTCGCCACCGACCCCGACCCCTCGCAGACGCGCGCAGTGTCGCCAAAAGACAAGGGCAGTCAGAACACGCAAAACAAGTCACCATCACCCGAGGTCAAGGCCAAGTCTCAGAGTGTTGGCAAAGCACTATTCAACCCCAACCCGCCCGAGCCCTAGCCGATGGCCTCGCAGCTCATCCCAACGACCCCGCAGCCCGACACCACGCTACGCGTCGCGCTTGGCGCAAACGTCTACTCGCTGCGCATCATCTGGTCGCAGCGTGGCGAGGTGTTCCGCCTATGGCTCGCCGACTCTGCAGGCGTGCCGCTGCTCGATGGCGTACGCATGATCACCATGTATCCGCTGCTCGTGCGGTTCCACTACAAGCCCGAGCTGCCCCCGGGCGAGCTCTGGTTTGTCGATGAGAAAATCCAAGCAGCACGCCCCACGCTGCAGGACATGGGAACGCGTTTCACCCTCTACTACGCGCCCAACGGCTATCTCGACTAACCCATGAGCGACCCTGCCACACTCGCCGTCGAGCCCGGCATCCAGCTATTCGACCGCCGCTACAAGCTGCAGGTTGCTGACACCGTGATCACGGGGCTCAATATTCGATTCAACGTCAAGCGCTCGCTCGCAGCCAAGCGCCCCGGCACGTGTGACATCGATATCATCAACCTCGCCGAGCCCACACGTAAGCGCCTGCACGGCACCAAGCAGATATTCACATCGCTCGAGGCCGGCTACGTCGGCGGCATGAGCGTGCTGTTTCGAGGCGAGCTGCTCGAGGCATGGTCAAAGCGCGAGGGCACGGAATGGGTCACCACCGTCAGCAGCACCGACGGCGGCACCAAGCTCAAGCGCTCGCGTGTTAGCGCCACCTACGGCCCCAAGGTGCCGATCCGCGACGTGCTCGTGGGCATCGCCAAGACGCTTGGGCTCGGGCCCGGCAACCTCCTGCAGGCGTCATTCTCGGCCGAGATCTGGGATAAGCTGTCTAACAAGTTCGCGCAGGGGTTTGCCGCGTCGGGCGACTCTGCCGGCGAGCTCGACCGCGTCATGCGCACCGCGGGGCTCGAGTGGTCAATCCAAGAGGGGCAGCTGCAAGTGCTCGCGCTACGTCAGGCGCTGTCAGACGCGCCCATTCTGCTCACGCCACGCACCGGGCTGCTCGACTCCGTCGAGCTCGGGCGCGACCAAGTGCTGCGCTTGTCGACGCTGCTGCTGCCCGGCCTCTACCCCGGGCGGAAAATCCAGATCAAGTCACGCTACGTGCAAGGCTTCTATCGCATCGAGTCAACTGTGCATCAGGGCGAGTTCGACGGTGGCCACTGGACCGTCGGCATCGAAGCTCGCGCCGTCACGTGAGGCCCCTATGACCGTCGCCACGCCCGAGCTCTCCGAGCTGCTGCAGTACGCCGCCGAGCAGGCCGCCTTCGAGCTGCACACGTCTATCCCCGGGCAGATCGTCGCGCTCTACACCGACGCAGCGACGCGCAGGCAGTACGCCGACGTGCTGCCGATGCTCAAGCGGGCGCTCACCGTCGACCCCGAAGACGACGCGCTCGCGAACGTCGAGCGCCCCCCGTTTGTCGACGAGGCGCTGCCCATCCTGCCCATGGTCCCCATCGCATACCCGCAGGGCGGCGGCTTCTTTGCCGCATGGCCGCTCGTGCCCGGCGACCACGTGCTCGTGGTGTTTGCAGAGCGCAGCCTCGATCGCTGGGTGACGACCGCGCGGCGCAACTCGCAGAAACCCCTCGGCACCGGCGACGTCGGCACGCACACGCTCGCGGGCGCAATCGCGCTGCCGCTCGGGCCCGCGCCGCTGCCCGACCTCCTGCAGAGCGTCTATGCCGACGCCATGACGCTCGGGCATGACGCGGGCGCGCAGGTTGTCATCAAGCAGGCCACGGTCAACCTCGGCAGCTACAGCCCCGGCGACGCCGTCGCGCTCGCGTCCAAAACCAACACCGCGCTCACGAGCGGCGAGAACGACACCAAGACAGTCAAAAACGCGACCGCTACGGCCATCTCGTCAATCGAGACCATTCTAGCGGGCCTCACCGGCGCTGTGCCGCCCGCGAGCACTGCCATCCGCCTCGCCTTCGACACCGCGACCGCAGCCGTCCCGCACGCCCACACAAGCGTTGCGTCGACCGTTGTGCTGTCCGACTAGCCGCGCGGGGCTCGAGCCCCTTGCCATGGCGCTCGCTCGCCCACTACCGCCGGCTCGTGGCTGACCTCCTGCTCGACGCGACCGGCGACATCACCATTGACTCGACGGGCGACCTGCCGCTCGTCACCGGCCCCGCCGCCATCGCGCAGGATGCCAACTTGCGCGTCGCGCTTTTCCTCGGCGAGTGGCCGCTCGATCGCCGCGTGGGCATCGACTACCGCAACCTCATATTCGCGCGCAAACCGCCCGACGCGGTCATCAGGTCAATCTATGACCAAGTGCTGCGCGAGACCGCGGGCGTCACCGAGATCAACCAACTCGCGATCGCGTTCAACCGCAAAACTCGAGCGCTCGAGGTGCGCGCCATCGTGCAGACCAAAGAGGGCGCCGCGCTCGTATTCCGCGACATCCTGCTAGGCGTCGGCACCACGACTGCAGGCCCCACGCAGCCCGCCAACGGCAGCACGCAGCTCGTAAGCCCGACGCCGACCTCGCAGCCGCTCGGCGTCTTCTCGCCCCGCCAGTGGCCCGGCGACGAGGTGCCATCATGACAGCCGGACTCTCGCTGCTCGGGTTCACGAGCAAGACGGTGCAAGAGATTATCGGCGACCTGCAGGCCTACCAGGCAGCCAACATTGCGAGCGGGCTCAACACGTCGAGCACGGGTGTGCTCGCGAACATCAACATGAGCGTCGCGCTGCAGCTCGGGCAGTTGTGGGAGCTCGCCGCGGAGATCTACGACGCCCACGACCCGGCGACCGCAGAGGGCGTCGCCGCCGACCACAACGGCTCACTGACGGGCGTCACGCGCCTACCGGCGACGTCGAGCACCGCGACGCTCACGCTCACCATGACCGAGAACGTCACCGTGCCGACGGGCTCCGTCGTGAGCGACCCGCTGCGCCCGACTGTGCGTTTTGTCACGCTCGCCGACGTCACGAGCAGCAGCGTCGTCGGCACCTACAACAACCTCACCGTCGCAGCCAAGGCAGAAACCACGGGCCCGACCACCGCTGCGAGCGGCGCGCTGACCAAGATTGAATCGCCAGTGTCGGGCTGGCTCGCGGTTACCAACACCGGGCCCGCAATTGCAGGCAGCAACGTCGAGACGGACGAGGACTACCGCGCGCGCCGCAACGAGGTGCTCGCAGAGGAGGGCGGCTCAACGCTCGCAGGCATCGTCGCCGACGTGCGCGTGCTGCCCGGCGTGCTCACCGCTGCAGGCCGCGAGAACACCACCGAGATCACCGACCCGACGGGCATGCCCCCGCATACGTTCGAGATCATCGTGCGCGGCGGCGACGACTCGGCCATTGCTAACAGCATCTGGAAAAACAAACCCGCGGGCGTCGACTCCTACGGCACGACGTCAATCAACGTGCTCGACGAGGCCGGCATCACGCAGCTCGTGCGCTTTTCTCGCCCGACGCTCAAGACCATCAACGTCAACGTCAGCGCGACCACCGACGGGCACTACGTCGCGGGCAGTCTGCGCGTCGCGCTCGAGCTCGCCAGCGTCGACCCCAAGAGTGATATCGTGTTCAAAGTCGGTGAGCCCGTGTATCTCGTGCGGCTGCTCTCCGAGGCGAGCGAGGTGCCAGGCGTTGTCAACGTCACGCTCGACGTCGACCTCGCGCCCACCGTGCCCACAGATGCCGTACCCACGACGCCAGCCAAAACGCTCGCGATTGGCGTACGTGAGATCGCGTCATTCTCGGGCTCGACATGGGTGGGGGCACCGTAAACCACCGTGGCGCTCGAGCACAACCTCACGCACGTCGCGCAGGGCCAAGAGCTGCCGATCTACGACTTGCGGCAGCCGCTGTTTCTCAAGGTGCTCGCGAGCTACCTCACCGAGGTGCAGGCGCTCGAGAATGCGCTTTGGGATCTGTACATCGGCACCATGCTGCCCAACGCCAAGGGCGACGCGCTCGACATGATCGGCGCGCTCGTCGGCCAAGCGCGCGAGGGGCGCACCGACGCGCAATACATCCTATGGATTCAGTCACGCATAACGGTGCTGCGCTCGAGCGGGCGACCGCGCGACATCTACGCGGCTGTGCTGCCACTGCTGCCCGCGGG